CTCCTTAGGATACTTGTCTTTAACTGCTTGTATTGTTGCAGTCATTTCTGTTGAGAATGCACCTGCTTTAAATAGGTCGTCTAGTTGGTCGCCTATTGGTGGGTATTCACCTTTACGACTTCTTGCATATTCTTGTGCATCATAGTCTGCTTGTAGTTCTTCTGCCTTTGTTGTTGCTTGTGTTAGTTGTTCATCAGTAATAGGTGTGCCACCAATAGTAATATTACCTTCTTCATCTTGTAAACAATCACCAAACAATTCATTTACTGCATATAAAATATCCATACTATGCCCCTATCTCCGTAATAATTATTTCGCTAACCCCAGTTTCATAATGTGTAGAGCCATAACTACTAGAAGCAACTCTATTGGTATACATACTGCCAGTCCCTGCTGATGAGTATTTTAGAGTATATGTAATACTTGTCCCTGCTGTGCTACCAGTTTCATCTAATGTTTGTAGGTGCATTATTTGTGGAGTTGAATCTAAATCACTAGTAGTTCCACTTTGTGCTGAAAGGGATAGTCCGTGATAAAGATTTGTATTTGCTTCATTTATTCTTGAAGAATCTCTATAAATATGTGCTACTGTGCTTTCACCATTTGCAGTTTCTCCAAACCATCTAATATAAATTAAAAAACTAGACCCGCTTTCTACTGGTGTTATTGATTTTGTTATAGATGGGTTTGTTGTGTAATCACTTTGTGAAAGAGAAACAGTCCCTTGAGCAGTAAAACGAGAAGATACTACTTGTAATACTTTACCACCACCAACTTCTAAATCACCAGAACCTACAATAGAAGAACCATTAATTGTTTTAAGTCCTGCATCAGTTAGAATCTCACCTGCACCATCTGGTAGCGTTAGGGTTCTATCTGTATTTGTATTAGGTGCTGATATGGTTAAAGTACCAGTACCACTTGCATTGCCTTCAATCTTTACTTTACTCATCTGTAACCTCTGTCCAGTTAGTTATGCTTTCATTCCAAATATAATTTAATCCATCATCTGGATATGGTATTGGTGCTTCCCATAAACAAGTATCTTCATCTAATACCCAAGACTGAAAAGGTTTGCGTGGTATAAAAGCATCTTTTTCTGCATCATAAGTAAAACCTACTCCTGCAAAATTCTTTCTAAGTGGTGTTCCATCATCTTCTTCTCTTGTTTCTGGATTATAGTGTTTACCACCATAAGTGTTATAAGAGGTTTGAATCCACTTTCCTGCACTTGTATCAACAAATGTATCGAAATAATCTGCTTCTGCAACAATAACTTTTGTAACTATATTATCAACTACTTTTGCATAATGTCCCATAATCTATCCTATGTTGCGTATCTAAAAATTACAATGCCTGAACCACCAGTTCCACCAAGTCCCCAAGTATTTGCATTTCCGCCATTTCCAGTATTAGCAGAACCAGAAGTTCCACCACCTGCACCACCAGTTCCACCAGCTGAATAAGTAGTGCCATTCCAAGCTTGTCCGCTACCACCCGCATTAGTGGAGTAATTGCTAGTTGCATTAGTTCCTACCGAACCTTTACCTCCACCACCTGCACCACCAGTATTACCAGTATTATCACCGCCATCATTACCTTGTCCAGATGTCGCTGACCCTCCGTATGAATAATTATATTGCTTATATCCTGCACCACCGCCAGAACCACCTGCTCTACCATCATTAGGTGTAGGGTCATAACCAGAACCACCGCCACCGCCACCGACTGCTGTAGTTAAGTCTGTTACAGATGTATCACCACCATCACTTCCATCACTATAGTAATCAGTAGAGCCACCACTACCAATAGTAACTGTATAGTCTTTTGCAGGAAAAGATTGCGAACCAGAAAGCATACCACCCGCACCACCGCCACCAGAATATCCATAACTTGAACTAGATGTTGTTCCTGCACCACCGCCTCCTGCAACCATTAAATATTCAATAGTAGCTGTAAAACCAGAAGGGACTGTAAATGTTCCAGAAGAAGTAAATGTATGATAGGTATAACCACCAGAAGATGTTTCTGTTCCTCCAGTAGGCAATCCAAAAACAGTTATATCAGTAGAGTTACTGTCATTACCAGAAGCATTAGTAATTACAATACTTACTGTATCAGAAAGTGAAACTAAAGCATCTAACGCACTTGGTGTAGTAAATGTTAATGCTGTTTCACTATCACCTATTTGTTGGTCTAATACATAATCAATAGAATTGTGAGTAAGTGTTACTACAAAAGCACCAATAAAGTTAGTGCCGTTTAATGTTAAAGTTGCACTAGTTCCTTCATAATAAGTTCCATTAACAGATGTAACAGTAGGTGCTGGAATACCAGTACCAGTAATAGTACCAGTAAAAGTAATATCACCATCTATTGTTCCATCGCCATCAATTGTAATTGCCATAATCTATTCCTATATGTCGCAGACTTATGCCTGCTATACTATTGTCCAAACACTGCCTGAAGGGACTGTTACTGAGTAACCTGTATCAATCGTTATTGGTCCTGCACTCATCATATTATAATTAGTTGTAATCGTATAATTCTCTGCGACTGTTACTTGATTCTCCCAACCAACTACTGCACTATTACCTGTTGCTACATCTCCTGCTTCAAAAGCACTTGAGGTTGAATTATAAATAAGTGCTTGGCCATTTGCGACCCCACTTGTATCAACATCAACTAAATCATTTGCATAAAGCCCTGCTGGGCTAAATGTTGTCCACGCTACTACTGTTAAGTTATCTCCTGTAGTAGCCCCTGTGTTTAATACTACATCACTACCATTTGTTGCTGTGTAATCCGAGGGTTCTAAATGAACACCATTAAGATATACATCAAGATACCCAGGAGTATACCCAGATGTTGCAAAGGTAGTTTGACCAGAGGTTGCAGTAAGGTTATCTCTAGTCTGCGTAGCTTCTGGTACTGGAATATTTCCTATGTATCCTGCCATAATTTACTCCTTAGGATATTTATCTTTGACAGCCTGAATAGCTGCTTGAAATTCATCACCACCTAGACCTGCACGAAATATCATATCTAGTTGGTCGCCTATTGGTGGATATTCACCTCGTCTATTATCAATGTATGCTTTACTATCTGCTAATGCTTGTGCTTCTTCAAGATTATAAGAAACTTGATTACCTTCAGAGTCATAAGCAACCATATTATCTATTGATTTAATAGACGGATTTAATTCATAAATTGCATCGTGTAGCATCATCCTGCTATCTCCATTAAAGTCATTATTGTTCTATTACTTCCTCTAACTCCGTTATATACAGTTCCTGAACCAGTAACAAAATGTCCAATTACTTTATAAGAAATTGTGCTTGTAGTAGCAGGAGAGTGTAAAAAATTAATAGCGTATGGAACAGATACATTTGATGTTGCATTTTTATTTGTTGCAATACCATCTCCACCAAGAATAAGTCTTGAAGTAGCATTATATTCAATATCTGCTTGTGATTCTGCTACACCAGTATTGTATATATTTCCAGTTACAAATATTAATATTTTGTTTGATGTAGAAGATGGCGTAATTGATACACTCGGCCCGAATGTATTATCATATCCAGATGTAAAACTATGTGAACCACCAGAAGTATAACCATTCACCACTTGTAGTATTTTACCAGTAGTAATACCAGTCAAGGCACTACCATCAATAGCGGGTAAAGCACCACTTAATTTTGAAGAAGACATTCCGTCAATCTTAGCATCAGTAATTGCACCATCTGAAATACGAGCTATAGGTAGAGTACCAGTAGTTAATTTACTAGCATCTACACCAGAAGCTACCTTAACATTTGTTACAGCACCATCTTGAATATCTTGGGTCTCAACAGTATTAGTTGAAACACTACTTAGTGAAACACTTTGAGATTTACCAATATAACCTGCCATTAGCTTTGCTCCAATACACTCAGAATAACATCAGCTGAAGTTGCTGTATCAGAAGTAACTGTAAGTACTTCCGTAGTCTCCATAATAATTTTTCCATCCAGCACTGATAATGCTGAACCACTAGGAACAGGAGCACCCTTTACTAAATATGTAGAACCAATTTGTACATCTACATTAATTGCTGACCCTGTTTTATTTGCCACATTACATCCGATTATGACGGCTGTAGTAGAAGCTGGTACTGTATATACAGTTGCTGGAGAAGCACCAACGTCAGTGGCTGTATAATTTTTAAAAGTATTTGCCATTTATATTCTCCTATCCTAAGGCTATTGCAAAAGCAAGAGCATTACCTGCATCTTCTTTTCCGTCTAAAGTTGTCTGTAAATTTGTTATATCACTAATACTATGTGTGTGACCTACTGCTGCAATACCAGCCTCAGCTAATGTTTGATTTTCCCAAACACCACTTGTAGCATTCCATTGTAAAACTTCACCATCAGTATTGCTTGTAATTAATACATCGTGTAGCTCATCAATTTCCCAACCATTGTTAACGTGAACAAAGATTGTACCTTCAGTACTATGAGCACGAGTTACCCAACCTAAATGTACTAAATGATTAGGACTTGTAGGTTTAGTATTTGTAAATTGACCAGATGTAGTGTCTAACCATAAGGCATCACCATCACTATAAGTTAATGGGTCAATATTTAAACCTCGTACTAGACCTTCTGTTGTGACACGTCCTGTACTATTATTACTAATATCTTCTGTAGCAATTGCAAAAGTTGACGCTGAACCTGATTCTGTACTAGCATTTGCTAAATCAATTGTGACTTTATTACCAGAAGCTCCAGTAACTTTTACAACATCACCATTACTAATATCAGCCCCAGATTCGTTCTTAACAACTAATCCTAATTCTTGTCCTAATTGATATGTGACATCAGCACTAACAACTAAATCAATAGTTTCATCATCAGTATTCCAAGATAATGTTCCAGCATCACCTGTTCCACCAGTTACTTGAAAACTAGGAGCAACTAGCTCACCAGTCATTGTGTCACCACTAATACTTACAAAAGATGATGGGCTTACTGCGACATCACCCCAAGCCGAACCATCATAAATTCTACTAATATTGCTTGTCGTATTAAAATACCAATCACCAGCATTTAGTGGGTCACCATTTAAATCAACTGTTGGGTCACTTGCTTGACCACCTAGATATGTACCTTCCATACTATCTAGAGCTGCCTGAGCTGCTGTAGCACTTGCTGCCGCATCACTTGCTGAAGTCGCTGCATTAGTCTCACTTGTAGCAGCATTAGTTTCTGAAGTAGATGCATTATTAGCTGAGGTTAAGGCATTACTTGCGTATGTTTGAGCAGAATTTTGACTTGTTAAGGCATTAGATGCACTCGTAGCTGCTGAAGTTGCACTTTGAGAAGCTGCAGTTGCAGAAGTAGCCGCATTCGTTTCAGAAGTTGCTGCAGCTGTTGCACTACTTGCTGCTGCTGTTGCACTTGTTGCGGAGTCTGTTGCACTACTAGCACTTGCTGTTGCACTTGTTGCTGAAGCACTTGCACTTGTGGCTGATGCTGTTGCACTATTTGCTGCATTTGTCTCCGAGGTACTTGCATTAGTTTCACTTGTAGCTGCTGCTGTAGCACTTGCTGCGGCCGCTGTTGCACTAGCTGCTGCTGCTTGGGCATTTGCTAAGGCTGTCTCAATCTCAGATATAGCCTCATTTAAATCATCTGCAACATCATTAATATCAGCAATGTTTGCTAAAATTGTAGCAATATCACCTAGGGCATCTGCAACATCATTAATATCAGTAATATTTGCTGCAACAATACCTGCGTCAGTAGGTGATGTTAAAATATCAGCTGGTGTTGTACCAACTTGTAAAGTTAATGTCTGCCCACTTGTAGGTGGTGTAAAAAATACCGCAGCATTATTAATTAAATCATAGTCATCTCTTGATACTACTGTACCATCAAGGAACACTCTGATATGGTCCTCAGATATAACATCAAAATCTGAGGAGAATATCTTTTGTGTTCCGTCAGTTGTAAAGACTTTATCTGAAACCATATCTTATTTCCTATATTCCTCGACTTCCTTTAAGATGTAATTGTCCTCTCCAAGAAAGTGAATTTAATTTGAAACCTTTGTTAATATCACTAACAAAAGCTATTTCTAGATTATTTGCATTACCAACAACAGGATATTTATGATCACCTATAATTGCTAATGATGGAGTTGTCACATAATTATTGTATGTTTTTACTACAGTACCTCTGGTAATTTCCATACCATAATATGATGAATCTCCCATTGATAATCTTAAGTCTCTAAGAATTAATGATGAACGATTACTATCTACATTTGATTTACCACTAGGAACACCCCATTTAGATAATTCAATACGAGATTGTACTGTATCTGCTCCGTGATCTTCATAAGTAACAGTAGTCATATCCTCAGGTAACTCTAAACTAATTGCTTCAAGTTTACGATCACCGTTGTCATAAGCTACCATAACTAATAACTCATCACCTAGTACTTCAATATTAAATATTCTATCATCTGGGTCTAATTCCCAAGTGTGCCAAGCAGACTGTGCTTTTTCTTCACCTTGCCAATAAAAGTTATATACATATATCTTATTATCTGTACCTGTAATAGCAAATAACATATCGTACTTACTACTACCTGTTAATTTCTTAATTCCTTGTGGGATGTAGTAAGGACAATGTCCTGTAATATTTGCAGCATCATTACTAGCCGTATCAGGAACATTAAAGTACTCTCTGATTGTAGTACTATCTTGTTTGTCTGTTGCAAAATAAATATTAGGACCAATTGCTACTGGTGCAGCTTCAATATTAATATCAAAGGCTGTACTTTGTTGAATACTAACATCATTAGGTGTTAATGCCCTTGTGCTTGACATAATGAATTGTGCTTTATCACCAAACAATAATAATTCTTTATTGAATGGAATAGCATAACGTAAGTATACTGCTTTATTACTATCTACTGCAACATCAATAGGATCAGCATCAAGTACATCAGTAACAGTTGTAGGCCAGAAGTTATAGTACTCACTTGTTTCTGATAAAATTACATTATCATCTGCAAGCATACCTAATCTATTCTTAAAGAAAAAGATGTCTTCAATGTTCCTACCTACAAATGATGGTTCTGGTGCATTAAACTCGTCACCTACTGTACGATCACCCCAATTAATAGTTGACATTGGAAAACTAGTTGTACTTTGTCTCTCAATTTTATGAGGCATAGTACTAGCATTAAATGAATTATCTAGTCCTGGTTTAAATGTTTCTCTATATGCAGAACCTACAAATTTAACATAGTAATTATCAAAGTTACTTTGTTCATCTCCTGCAATCTCAATGACTGCATTTTGGAAACCTAGATCACTAGGTAAATCCTGCAGTTTTCTTATTGTGCCTACCCAAGATTCTGATGCTTGCGATCCCCAGGAATCTGATCCAGAATAATTAGGTGCACTTGTTTTTTTAACAACAGATCCTACTGCTGTACCACCAATAGCAGAGGCTATCGAGTTAGCAGCTGCGACACCATCGACATTAGTTTGCGAAGTGACTTGCGAGCCGTTGTTGTAAATATAGTAAGTATAGCCTTTAGCTGAATTGTTATCTGTTCCATATCTTATTTCTGTTGTTCTTTTTACCCAATAATAAAAGTTTGAATCCCAGTTAGCATCATCATTGTTATCAGTTGTACCTGACATTGCAACAGTCTTTGTCTTATTAACAATGAATGTTGTGTCACCTACGGTAACTGCTGAGAATGCATCACGTGGTAATGTACCTGCTGGAACATTTAAGTAAGAGTTAGAGACCCAGTCTTGAGCCATCGTACCATTTTCATCATAAACCTTATATTCACCATCTTGAATAACCATAATGTACTGCTCATCACCAGCACCTCGGTCATACACGTGGATAAATGCATCAGGATCAACTGTGGTATCTGTTGCTTGAACAATAGATGGATTCCTCTTTTGTACTCCTTGTACTAATGAAGGATAACAGTTAATCATCTCAGTTACCTGTGTATCTAAACGTAGCTCATCAGGTTGCTGCGAGACACCGTTGTATAACCCAGGTATAGTCTGATTTACTAAGGCCATATCTAACTCCTAATTGGTCGAGGATTCCTACTTCTTGTAATAATTCTACTTGCGTCTGTTGAATCAAAGATATTATAATTATTTGTATCTACATCGTGCTCTAGTGCTTTTTCATAAGCGTGCTGTTCGTCATCCATAAGGACACGAATAACATCTGTAGAACCGATTAATCTTTGATATGTAATTCTTGCTGCTTTAATTGCGATATAATATGCAATTGTATATGGGATGTCATCAAAATCTAAGTCCCATACAACGTCTACTTTATGAGTAGAGTTAGGATCAAACTGAAATGTTTTATCATCTTTATCGTACAGTTTGTTATCCTTCATAATATATTTGTTTGATCCATCAGAACTTTCTAAACGTAGAATGCTCGATGCAAGGGCAACATAACCGTTTGTATCTGCAGTTAAGTCCCAATCATAATCTGTGTTACAGTTGTAACCTTCTGTAAGAATAGTCTTACGAGTCTCCGTAAGAATCTCTAGGGCTGTACTAGCTTCGTATACATCCGAAATGTTTGTTGCAGTCGTAAGAGTCATCTCACCGATAGTTTGCAAGGCAATGTTTACGCCTTCTAATTCAGTCATAGAATTTCTCCGTATCAAAAAAAAGGGACACCCGAAGGCATCCCTTAGTTATATTAGTCAGTTGTAACCATCTTGATTACACAACCATTGTTTAATGTACCGAAGCCCATTGCATAAGATGAAGTCATTAGATCACCTAATTTCTCAGGGATGTAATTAACTTCAGACTTGATGTCAAGAAGCTTAACAACACCAACAGCATTTTGAGTGAACATATAGATGTCACTTGTGCCAATGTTATTAGATACTAAGATGTTGTGACCAGCTACCTGAACAACACGACCAGTATCGATACCACCATTAGAACCTTGAGTCATATCTTTGTGAACTGCACCAGACTGTACTAGACGGTTGTAGTTCTTAGGAGATACAACTACGTAACGATCACCTGGAATATCTTGCTCGTCCATAGTAGTTTGAGCATCATAAAGAGCAGCAAGGATAAGATCACCCTTATCGCCATTTGAAGATGCACCTGCAGTAGCTACTGAAAGTACTGAAACTGCTTCTACGTGACTAGCATTCCAAGCACCTGCTGCGTGAGCTGAAGTGAATACGTATACAACATTGTTGTAAGATACACGATCACCAACAGCGTAAGCTACAGTTGCAGAAAATGCAGTAACGTCTGAGTATGGTTGACCTTCGCCACCATTAGTGTCATCAGTGTTTGCAGCATTAGCCACACAGTTATCAAGTTGTGTGATAATTGCTTGGTCTACTGTTTTAGCTAGTCTACGACCCATTTCAACAGAATACTGTGAACGAGTCTCATAGTGTTGCATTGCTTCTTCGAAGTTATCAACGAATACTGAAGCATATTTAAGATCATCAATCTCGATTACACGCTCACCAGCATTGATTAGGTTAGGTGTAATATCAGTTCCAGGAACGTGAGTTGATGTTGCTGTCTCGTACTTACCGATAACTGCGAATGATGCAGACTTACCAGAGTTAATTGTACGAGTTTGTACTAAAGGCAAAAAGATATTTGCTGATTCGAAAGCTGTAAGTACTTCGCCAGAAAACACCTTAATCGCCAAGTCGCGATCGGAATAACCAGAGCCGTCACGACCTGTACCGATACCTTGTGAAGGATTATAAGACATTTTTCTTCCTTTGTTATATATTAAAAATAATGATAGTTTTCACTATCGCTGGCAGCACTTATCATAATGAGGGTATCCGTTGACATATACCTCAGTATATATCTTAGGGCAACTTCTGACTTTGTACTAAATAGGGTGGGGGTGCGGGTCTTACATTAGGTATAGAGGGAGGACCTAAAGGCCGCAAAGAGAGATTAAAGGCATCACACCCCCTAAACTTTAAAACTTGCTTAAAGCCACACGCCTTTGTACCTCAGCACGGAATGCTGGGTCTTTCTTATATTTTGGATTTGACATTTCAGCCATCATTTCTTGCTTACTTGCAAAACCTCGTGTCGATGTGTTTGACACTTCCCCTTTTACTAGATTAGGACCTTTAGCACTTTGATATTGTGCGTAAAGACCTTTAATTGCAAACTCAGATTGAGCTTCATTTGCTAATGACGCATTAAATGCTTGGATCTCAGACTCAGTTAAATTGTCTTGTGCCCAAGTAACCATCTCATTATATTCTGATTCACCACCAGCTAAACTATACATCTTATTTAATGTTTGTCCTGCTAGTGCTTCTTGACCTGCAATGTATGCATCCACCATATTTTGTGGGATACCTGCATCTTCTAGTTGTTTATAGGTGTCAGGGGAGAGTTGTCCAGTTTCTTGATACTCACTTTCAAGTGCAGTGTAGTCAATACCAGCTTGTGCTGTTACTTCTTCTGCATCTGCTTTAGTAGTATCTTCTTCTTGTGGGGCTTCAGCTTCAGTTTCTGTTGCTGTCTCTTCCGCAGGTTGACCTAGTTTTGTTTGTAAGTGTTCGTAAGCTTTCTCCAGTTCTTCAACTGTTTTATACTTACCTGCAAGCATACGTTCTTGATCGGTCTGCATCGATTCAGTTACTTCTGTCTCGTGCTGCTCAACCTTATCGATCATTGCCTGATCGTGCTCACTTAGATTTGCTTGTGGATTTTCCTGCTGATTTTGCTCCATTCTCCGCCTCCATTTTTTTAGCTTCAGCCACAATAGCAGCTACACGAGCTGCCTGGGCTTTCATCATAATCTCTTGAGGTGTTGCTTCAACTGCCTCATCCTTTTTATAGTCTGACATTTACCCTCCTGTCATTTGTTCACTTGCTACTTGACCTGCCATAGCTCCGCCTTGAGAAGCTGCAGCATCCATACCCATTTGACCAGCTTGCTGCAACATTGCTTGAGCTTGTTCTTGTTGGATCTGTTCTTGTGTCTTAATAAGACCTTCTGTTTCAATACCTAATGATGTACCGATCTGTTCAATAACAGCATCCACATTAGTATACTGAGCAAATATCTCAGGACCAAGAAGTTGTTGTAGTGTTTGTGAAAATTGTACTAATTTATTATAATCGTGTCCACGACCTAGTGCTTCAACACCAGTAACAATAACTGGTTCAACTAGACCTTCTGGGAACTTAACCTTATTAGAATGCATTAATAACTTAATTAACGGTAATTGCAATTCTTGTGTTAGAATGCTATAGATACCTCCAAGAGCATCTTCAAGCTCTCCTGCCATAAGTCGTACTTCTTCAGCAGTGACACGCTCAGCATCACGTCTTGCAGATTCATTGAGTAGGAAAGCACTCGCTAATCTCCTTTGAATGTCATTCATTGTTTGGTATGCAATGTTTAAGTCGTGTGACTTATCCATCTGCAAAGTAGAAACATCAGTCGCTCTACCTTTAACAATTGATCCTGACTGTGCCTTAGCAACCGTAGATATATTTGTACTACCTACAGGATCAACAAAGAATAAAACCTTAGATGCTGCTGCAGATGCTTCCACAATACTCATAGATAATGCTTCTAGTGAACGAAGGTCACCTAAGTATTGCTCAACAAGTCCACGTCCATAATTCTCATTATGAATTGCAGTCCATCTTAAAGGAATGTATGGTAAATTTTTCTCTGTATATGTACCACGTGTTCCTGGAATTTCTTGCTCTAGTGCCTCTTGATAAACATCGAAAGACTTTCCATTCCACTTAACACTGGTGTACAAGTCGATGGGTTTAGTTTGATCACCTTCCTTGTCCATTCCTTCTGGTAAATCATCCCTACGTATCGACTCTTTAGTTAGGATTTCTTTTAACTTACCTTCAGGATTACGCTGTACAACGTATGAATTAAGATTAAAAACTCTAGTTCCATCATCTTTGTCTCGGTAAACTAGGGCATTACCTGTAGCAACTAATAATTTTAGTGCTTCAAAGATAGGCACACGTAGAGCTTCACGTTCGATCTGTGCAGATAGTGCACGCTCCAAATCCGCTAAACGTTCTTGTACTTGACCTGCCTGACCTTGTTGCTGCAATTCCATCATTGCAATCTTGTCAGGTACAAATCTAAAGAATGGAGCATTAGGTGGTAGTAGAGAGAGTAACAGCTTACTTGCTAAGTTATTAACTGCACGAGCACCTAAGGATTGATAAGGTGTATCTAACCTTGATTCCTCAGTATGTGACTCATTGTCTACTAATAGTGAAGGAATAGTTAGCTCAGTACAATGTTTAGCTCTATCTAGTACAGTACTTCTTTCACCATCTAATTTTGTCCAACGGTTCTTTAAGCTAACTTCATTCTCATCCATAACTAACTACCTGTTTGTACTGATTTTTTAACTGCTGTTCTTGTTAGAGGAATTTGTAAACGTTTCTTGCCCATTGCTTTCTTACGTACATCTTCTCTGTTTGTTTCATCTGTGCCACCAGGTTTGAACTCTGCCTCTTCAACTGGTGCAGATGGTGCTGGTGGAGGTGTAGGTGCAGGTGTTTTAGAACTAAATAGTCCGCCCATACTTATTCTCCTTGTGCTAATTCTTGTAAACGTCTAATTAAATCAATGACTCCGTGTAGACGGCCCTGTTGGTAAGGACTCATTTCCTTTGTAATTATCTTATCGGGAAATTCATCTTCCAACGCTCTCAACAATTCTAATGTCTTGCTTGGTAATTTATCCATAATAGTTCCTGGAGGGTCTCTGGTTCGAGTTCATCAGAGATTATCACTATAATAATCCCACCAGGGTGGAGTCCTATAGTGTAACCTCTATATATTACTTTCGGAAAGGGTTTAGTTTATCAATCCAATCCCACACTTTACTGTAGTCTTTGGAGTGTAAACGCCACTTAGCTTTCCAGGCTTTATAACCTACCATCCCCACTCTCCTTTCATACCAGCAGCTGAGTAATCAGTTACTGTACCTTCGAAAAAATTCTTAAAACTATCTCCAGCAATAATCCATTCTACCCAAGGTAGGGGATTATCTTTAACACCATAGTTAGGTTTAAGTCCTAGTTGTATAAGTCTACGATCTGCTAGATGCCTGATATAATCTTTGACTTCGCCTTTTTCAAGACCCTCGATGCTTCCCATTTTATAAGCAAGATCGATAACTTTGTCCTCCAAGGCAACCGCAGTTCTGACCATTTCGTAAATTTCTTTTTTAAATTCATCTGTTACTACCCTCGGATGTTCATTACAAAACTGTCTAAACAAACGTGACATCCCTTCAACGTGCATAGACTCATCTCTAATAGACCACTCAACTACCTCACACATACCCTTCATCTTACCGAAGCGTTGATAGTTTAGCAGCATAGCGAATGCTGAGAACAATGACATACCTTCGTTAACACAAGTCTGAGCTAATGCTTTAGCTAGTCCGTGCAACGTAGATGTATCGTTGTCCTTCATAAACTCAATCTTATCTTTCATTTGTTTGTAGTCTAAGAAAGCTGAGTATTCACTATCTTCAAAACCTAAGGTGTCATTTAGTAATGCATAGGCACGTTGATGTGTACCCTCACGATTAGCAAACGACATAATCATATTCCTAATCTCGTGATTACGAAACTTAGGTATATATAAATCACAATAGTTTTGTGCTACCTGTACATCTGATTGTGTAAACAGACGAAGGATCTGAGTAATGTGGTTCTTCTCTTCTTCAGTGATAGTACCACGTTTCCACTGATCTACATCTTCCTGTAATTTAACTTCCCATATACCCCAATGGATCTTCTCGTGCTCTTCAGCAATTTCCATTGCCCACTGATGATTAAATGGTTTATATGTTTGTGCCTCATCTAGTACTCCTACCTCAAGCATCATATTCTCCATTCAATTGATCAGCCATATTTAATATGTTAGTTAAACAATCTGCACAAAAAGTAACAGGAAGGATACCAAAGTAACCTTGTATCCCTCCCTCCTCTTCATCATACTTCCATCCACAAATTGTGCATTCTTCTGGTGGTTCTAACCCTGACAGCTTAGACATTCTGTGTCCTCCTTAAATGATTCGAGTTTAATACGCTCTACCTTTTTACCAATCTGCTCTGCAGTAGCACCAGTATTAGTACGTAAATAGTAAAGACCTTTTAGTTTCTTACCCCACGCTGCGAGATGTACTTTGTTCACGGAAGCCTTCTCGCTACCCGCAGGGAAGAACAAGTTTACGCTTTGACCTTGACATATGTATGGTTGTCTAGTCGCTGCGTGTTCTACTACCCATAACTGATCGAGTTCAAATGCAGTCTTAAATACATCCTTCTCCCAGTCAGATAGATAATCTAAATGTTGTACAGAGCCTTCGTGGTGAATAATACTCGACCACTGTTCCTCTAACCAATCTTTTTCAAAACCTAGTCGTAGTCTGTGTTCGTTCAACACTCTAGCTAGGTGTCTATTCTTAACTAAATGAGACCCAACGCGTGTCCTATGAGTATAAGCATTAGACTTAATGGGCTCAATAGAAGCAGAAGTACCGCAGATGATACTACTATTAGCATTAGGAGCGATAGCAAGAAGATGACTATTACGTTTTCCGCTTCCTTTACCATCAGGATATTCTCCACGTTCTGCAGCTAAAGCTTGTGTTGCCATCTCTGCTTGATCTTTAATTAACCTAAACATCTTTAAATTCTGTCCAGTAGCCTGTGCAGATTCCCAAGGAATATTCTTAGATTGTAAGTATGAATGGAAACCCATTGCACCTAGACCTAAGGAACGTTCCTGGAATGCTGAGTGAGTAGCTGCTGCTAATTCTTGAGGTGCGTGTTCAATGAATTGTGTAAGTACATTATCTAGCATCGTAATTAAATCTGATATTAGTGATGTATCTTTCCACTCATCAAACAACTCTAGGTTAACAGAAGACAAACAACATACAGCAGTACGTCCTTTCTCTGTAGGTAAGTGAATCTCATTACATAAATTACTACCGTGAATCTTAAGTCCCTTATCTTTTAAAGGTTGTGGTAGTTTACGATTCGCCTCATCGATAAAGTTTAGATATGGTTCACCAGTTCTAAATCTTACTTCGAGGAGTCTTTGCCAAAGGTCTCTTGCACGTACTGTATCACGGACTTCACCGTTACTTGGATCAGTAAGACTCCAAGGACTATCATTGATAACACAATCCATAAAGGAATCAGTAATATTGACAGCATTATTAATGTTAAAACACTTGCGATTAGTATCCCCTCCAGTAGGGACTCTAAGGTTGATGAATTCAATAATGTCTGGATGTGAGATGTCAGTATACGCAGCATAACTTCCTTTTCTAGTTTGTCCTTGTTTATAAGCGGTCATCGCTGAGTCGCTTACTTTAATAAATGGAATTGGGCCTGGAGCTTTGTCCGATACGGGTCGAACATCACCCCAGTGTCCTCCTACTCCCCCTCCTTTAACACTTAACCAAGCCAACTCTGACTGATGTTTAATAAGACCATCGAGATCGTCAGCAACATAACTAAGAAAACAACTAATAGGAAGTCCTCTTGGCTTTTCACCTGGGGCAGGAGCGTTACTAAGGATAGGGCTACTAAACATAAACCAGCCACTGCTAACAGCATCATATAAACGTTGAGCAAGTTTCTTATCTCCTCCGCTATAAGCTAAGCAAGCTCTAGCGTATGCTTCTTGTGGTGATTTTTCTTTACCACGTAAATAATAATTAGTCACCAAGTCTCTTGCTTGGTCAGACATCTTCTTGTCTTTCTTGCGATCAATTACGATCCCTAAGTAATCACTCCTCATCTGGCTTAATCCTTATATCTATCATTTCAACTTCGCCTTCCATATAACTTTTATATGTCAAACGTCCCTCATTGTGTAGTTGTATGGCATCAATGATACCTCTCTCATATCTATGGTTACTATAAAGGTAGGATGCAAACCCACCTCCGATAGCCACAAATAGCATTAATAGATATACGGTTTCTATCGCCATCATTTCTCTCCAAATCTTTTGTCGTAGGCTAATGCTACGCACTCATCTAAAAATAAATCCTTCTCTAAACAGATTAATCTTAATGATATATAAATATCTCCTATCAATTCCTTAAGCTCATTAGTTTCGAGTGTAGTATTATCTTCAGATAAGAAGTGATCTATTTTCTTATCTAGATAATCTTTCATTACTCGCTCCCCTGATCCCAGAATTGTGTAAACAAAACTTCATCTGTATAAATAGTAAAGGTTTGATCTTGAGTGTAAATAAGTAGTTTGTCCATTGCTTCAATGATCTTAACTACACCATCATACACTTCATCACGTCCATCACTATGAACTACTCTTGCTCGAATCATCTTTCTTTTCCTCTTCTTTCTTAGGTTTCGGTTTGATCTTTACTGGGCTGCTCGTCTTCCACGGTTGCATTATTTTCCTCCTTAAATCTTTCTTCACTAGCATAGTTCCATAGTTCATATTGGTAATGCTCTCCTGTATTACCATTTTGTCCTATGACATCCATTCGCTCTTCATCCCACTCTTGGTCTTCAGCTAATCTTTCGTAGTAGTACCTTTCCATTGCAAGGTCTTTAATTCTTTCAATAAGTTTTTCGTACTTCTGCTCGATCTCGATTCGTTTCTTTTTCTCCGTTTCATACTTCCTAACCCAAGAGATGTAAGAGTTTTTCTGTAACTCACGCCAGCTATCCACTAGTTGTACCTCTTAAACCACACTGGTCTACCATTACGTTTGATTGTAATAGTCTTACAAGCATTGGTTGCACCACGATACTCTTGTTGTTTTACATATAAATGACATAAGTAAACAGATTTACATCGAAAGATCTCTACGCTGTCTGCCATATTATTCTTATGTACTTCCATAGTAATGTCACTCTTAGGTGCTGGAAAATTATAAGGATTAGGATTAGCTGCAAAAGCTGAGCTTGATATTAATAGTAGTGCTGCAAATAGACTACGCATAACGACCTCCAAAACGCATAGGGATCTCTTCACCCTTATCATTAACAACTAATACTTCAGTGTACTCAATTACTTCAGCATCTTTACCTTTACCTGTTTGTGTACGTACAACCTGTACATCTTTTACTTTATACTTTGGTTTCATTCTTTACTCCTGTCGGTGTCCATAAGTTTACTTGTTGAGTTTCTTCATCAAAGTCACGTAGCATATAAACTAGTTGTGCTTGTTCAATCAGATACTCATATGTCATACCAGCTTTATCGTAAGTCTCTTCGATTACCTCCCAGTAATCTTTAGGGTCTGTTGCTGCTAATATCTTGGCTGCTTTAATCTTACCGATCTTAGGACAACCCTTGACACCATCAACACTATCACCTTCAAGTACTTGTAGATAGAACCAGTAGTCTGCTTCTTCCTGTGTTACTTCGTAGGATTCTTGTGTGTTATAGTTGTAGTGTTTACCAGGTGCTTGATTAAGATCCTTATCAATGTGACATAGGACATACTTACCTGGTTCTTTATACATTCGACTAACACATACATCGTCTGCTTCTACATTATCAAATAGTAATGCACCCTTCTCTAGTAAATGCTCTCGAATTGGCAGCAACATTTCCAGAGGAACTTTAGGTGGTTTGCGATTACCTTTGTATGTAGGTGTTACATCATAACGAAAAGATTTCTTAGGACTTAGAATGATAACTGAGTCGTCAGTATCTGTGTGATCTCTAATACCTTCTATGAAATAATCCATCTCTTCGAGTGCTGTCTCTAGGTCTGTAGAAACTGAGGCAACAATATTGTCCTCGTCACTATCATCCCAGATCACAGTGTCTTGATAGATGCTCGCATATTTATAAGCGATGCTATCGCCATCAATCAATGAAATCATAATTCCCTCTCCAATGAGCATTATCTATATGTAAGTAACCAACCTCTTTATCTATGAATTGTCTATTACTGAATGTTGTTGTTGCAGGTAAGCTTCTAGTTTCCCACTGGAAGTCGTAACCTTCGTTGACTAATTTAGTAATGTCCCAACCATAGACACCCCTAGGTGTTGACACAATATATAGAAAATCTCTTTCTTCGTGATTGCTTTCACATTTGTTTTTCTCTATAAACTGATCATCATAATGTGCAGTTCTACACTTCAGCTCCACAACGTATTTAATATTGTTTGCATCGTGGCAGCAAAACTGATCCGCATCAGTACTTTCTACAGATAAATTAAACTTGTGATTTATATAATAAAGTAATTCATTTTGTGTCATTCTCCTCTCCGTACACGTGTTTCAAAATAAATTCACAGTAGTGAATGGCCTTCTTAATATCTTCAGCACCATTCTTATCTTGATGTCTGCTTATATATTTGATCACGTTACCTTCGCAATAACCAAAACCATTATGCATAATGAAATCAATTGGTTGTATCGATAGGTTATAGTGGTCTCCCCCGATCTGCTTGTTCATACTCCCTCCAAACTAAATTCAATAAACTCTTCACCTTTCTTTACATCAGTCTTTGATGCAGTCAACATATAAATATGCTTATCATTAAATGCATACTTCATCTGCAGACAATCAATAAAAGGTTTGAGTACGTTATCCAAATCAGCAAGTTTACTGCTAAGACCTACTGCTATAAATAATTGAAGTTTACCTTTCGGTATCTCTAAATCATTAGGTAATAGTGGTAGTAGTTTTCTCTCATAGTTTTTGTACTTATAAGATTTAACTTTTCTACCACCATACATATCATTGGTACTGAGTGGTTTAATATCAATGTGTATCATACCAAGTGTTCCCAATTTTAGCCTCACCTTCCAACTTAACTCTGAAGTTCAAAAGTTTTTCAACATCAGCAAATGTAGACTCAGCAATTTCTTTTACGATCTCTGCTTTGTTTTCATCTACTTCTATTTGAACCTCATCGTGAATGTTACCAATGAACTCGTACTCCTTACCTGGAGTCATAGTCTCTTGTAACTTTTTGTCTAGTTCGACTAGGTAATACTTCATAACTAATGCACCTGCACCCTGTAGTAATACATTAAGTGCAGCGTGATCGCTACGAATCTCATACTTTCTTTTGTTTAAACCAAGAAGGAATCCCTTACTAGCTGACTTCTTGACAGCTTTAGTAAGTTTTGCCAATGCTGGAATCCTTTTTAAAAAAGTCTCTTTTAAATTTTTTCCAACTTTTTGAGACCCACCTACAATACTTCCTATCTTTGCATTCCCTGCACCATAGAGAAAACCATAGATAAAAGTTTTAGCATTGTCTCTAGTTGGTAGACCAGCTGCTTCTTGGTTAATCGTATGAATATCACCATTAACTACTTGTTCACCATAAGCACCACCATCAAAGGCGGCCATATAATGTGCAAGCATTCTCAATTCCAAACCTGATGCATCAACACCTACAATCTTTTTACCTTCGGGAACAGTAAACAGTTGTCTACATTCTTTACCCATAAAAGCACGACTGCTTGGTGTCTGAGCAACATTAGGTTTGTTGTGTGTGCAACGACCAGTGACTGCACCTAAGGTGTTAACTTGACCGTGTATCCTATTATCATCTTTGACTAAACGTAACCAACCGTTCGCCCCTTCAACCAACATACCCAATACCTTTTGTAATAAAAAGTATTTTCTGAGTAGTTGTGCCTCAGGAATATCACAGTTCTTTAGCGTGTCTTCATTAATAATAGGTGTACCTTTGTCAGTCTTCTTAGGTGAATCCCAGTTGTACACTTCTTTCATCCAGCGAATGATGTGATGTCTACTTGATGGATTAAACCAAGTCTCCTCCCATCTTCCCCAGCCTAGTTTAGGATCACGATGTGCTCCCTTCTTAATTTGATTGAGATAGTTCTTACTCTCAACACCATCAATTCTATATTGTGGTACTTCTTTCATCGCTACCCAATCTTTAAGAGGTTTAAAAGTTTCTTCTAACTCTTTTTCAATTGCCTCTTTTTGTTTGTTAAGTTCAACGTGTAGAAACTGTGCTTTTTCAATATCAAAGTACCAACCATAACGTGACTGTCTATTAATAATGTAAGCGAAGTCCTGCTCAACATCGAGTGCTGAGTCAGGGACATTCTTTTTCAATAAACGTTCGTATAGTTTTACTGTTACCTTAACATCTTGCTCACAGTAATCTAACATCTCCTCATTAAAAGTATCCCAAGCATTATCTTGAGAACCATACTCTCCCTTGTACTCACCTAGTCGCATACCCCACGCCTTCAAACTGTGAGACCCTTTCACCGCTGGAGGTAAACTTTTGTTACCCTCATCGAGGTTCATAAGGTTGTAGTATGCAATGCGACTAAGAACAAAAGTGTCTAGTACTTTACACTCCTTGTATAAATCTATCCCATAGAGTTTCTCTATTACGGGGATGTCATAGTTAATACCGTTGTGTGCTCCGATACTATCTGCACCTTTTAGATCATCGATTAATGTATCAATGTCTTCAGGTCGGTAACGTTTGTACTCCTGAGTATCAGTGTCATAAGTTACAGCACAGTGTATCTTTGTCACGTCCTCCAGGAATCCATCTGTTTCCAAATCAAATAACAACATTAAAATTCTCCCTCAATAAAGTCATCTTCTACGACAGACATTCTGCCAGTCTCTTTTTTGTAGACCAGAGTATCTGCAA